GGTTCACTTAGATGTGCTTACCGATAGTAATGCCATCGCCACACTTTTATCAGATATCGATCCTAAGGATCCAAGTATCGAAAAAGTCGATGCTTTTTCTGTTGACATTCCACATAATACAGACTATATTATAACTAATCCGCCTTGGTCTAGATGGATACTTCATCCATTGATTGATCGGTTTGCTAGTATTCGTCCTACCTGGCTTCTATTCGATGCTGACTGGATGCATACTAAACAAGCGGTGCCATATCTCGAATATTGTTCTAAGATTGTAGCAATAGGCAGAGTAAAGTGGATTGAAGATAGTAAGTTTACTGGCAAGGATAATGCTTGTTGGTATCTTTTTGACAAAAATGAAACGAGTGGAACTAAATTTTATGGTCGAGGATTTTCTAGTGGCAGATGAAGTTAGTAACGAATTTTTGATTACAAAAAAGTTCAAAACGTCTACCGAGTTTTCTCAGCATATTGAGAAGACAGCGAATGCAACTGGTTTGCCACATATGGATATTTTGATTGATTATTGTGTGAAGAATGATATTGAGTTGGAATCTGTCTCCATTCTTCTCACTACTTCACTGAAAGAAAAGATCCGGGCAGAAGCCGAGGGTCTAAACATGTTAAAGCGTAAGGACGGAAAGCTACCCCTCTAATGGAAGCATTTGATGTATATCGTCTATACATGTCATTGAAGTTACATTTTACCAAAGAAAATTATGATATTACTAAACAGAAGTCCATGGTATCATGTAAACGAGAAACATTTCTAAAGCGCAAAGACATTCTGCTATTTCGTAAAATGGCAAAGAGAATGCAGCGTGAAGAGATGATTGATTATTTTGTGGCAAACTTTATTGAAGGCCACAATGGTCTGTTCGAAGCAGGCAGCGACGAAATCTATAGAGATTGGAAAAGTCGCCAAGAAAGACTTTCATATCAATTCAAACAGGACTTGTCTACACTGTTTTTAGAAGCAGAGAAGCAAGACAAGGATCCTTTGATTTCTAGTGATGCACAACATCCAATAGTAATGAAATTATATCTTGGTAAAAAAATCACGCTTGAAACCGTGATTATTCTTGACAAATTGTTTGATTTTGTGTATTCTAATAATACTTTAGCAGATGACTTTGTATGGAAAGATTTTGCACATCTGGTAAAGAAGTATAGAATCTTCCTCCGAATAGATCGGGAGAAGTATAACCAACTCTGGATTAAGGAGAAAGGCCAAGTGGTCTGTTAAATGAGTAAGTCTCGTCGTAGGGATTATGATTACGAACCTCGTGTTAAAGAAGTTCGAAAAGGTCTTGATAAATCTAACAAGCACCGTAAAAACTTGTATAAATACTCTGGTGATCGCCAAGAAGATGACGATTACGATGATTATGATACATACCGCTAATACAACGCAACATACACCGCAATATAAGGAAAATATATATGTCGTTTAATTCACTTTCGGAACTCCGTAAGAACCGTGGCAACTTCGACTCGCTAATGAAGGAAGTCGAAAAGATTGCTAACCCCTCAAATGAAAAGCGTGGCGATGATGATCGCTTCTGGAAGCCTACTGTAGATAAGGCTGGCAATGGTCAGGCTGTTCTTCGTTTTCTTCCCGCGCCAGCTGGTGAAGAACTCCCATGGATTCGCATGTATGATCATGGCTTCCAGGGTCCCACTGGCAAGTGGTATATCGAAAACTCGTTGACCACTATTAACAAGCCCGATCCCGTTGGCGAACTTAATAGCGAACTCTGGAATTCTGGCATCGAAGCCAATAAGGAAATCGCTCGTAAGCAGAAGCGCCGTCTCTCGTATATCTCTAACGTTCTTGTCGTTCGTGATCCTTCGAACCCCGAAAACGAAGGCAAGGTCTTCCTTTACAAGTATGGTAAGAAGATTTTTGACAAGGTTAAGGACGTAATGCAGCCTACGTTTGAGGACGAAAAGCCTGTCAATCCGTTCGACCTCTGGGAAGGTGCAAACTTCAAGTTGCGCATCCGTCAGGTTGAAGGCTATCGTAACTACGATAAGTCCGAATTCGATGGTCCGTCTGCACTGTCAGATGATGATGCAGAACTTGAGCGCATCTGGAAGCAGACGCATTCGCTTGCTGCTTTCCTCGATCCGTCAAACTTCAAGTCTTATGATGAACTCAAGGCCAAGCTGAATACTGTTCTCAATGGTGGTACCCGTGTGCCTACCGCAGACAAGGTTTCTCCGCTTGATGCTGAGGATGAACTCTTCGTTGAAACCAAGATGAAGTCGGCCGCTAAGGCTACCGATGATACTCCGCCTTGGAATGATGACGGAGATGATAATATGAGTTACTTCGCAAGTCTTGCGGACGACTAAAAGAGAAAGGGGCGCTAAATGCGCCCCTTTTTTATGCCATTGCTCGTTTTAGAGCAAATCTCATCCAACTGTTTTCATCATCTCTAGTATATGTTGGTGTGCTAGGAATACCACTAGATTTTTCATCTGGCTTAGTATTTCCACCTTGCTGAATTACAGTTGGCGGTGGAACATTGACTTGCATTTGGTCTCTTGCTGCTTCTGATCCTTGTTCTAGAATGCCGCTATCTGGATTCTGTCCAGATTCTACTTTCTTCTCATCCCCACCCGTCATCCAATCCCAAGCCTTTGACGCACCGACTGCGGCAAGACCTACGCCACCTAGACCAGCGGCAGCCATTAGAGGATTCTTTTTCACAAAGCCGGCGGCACGACTGAATATACCGCCACCTGGTTTACCTGCTACCGCGCCCTGTGCTGGCGCGCCAGCCGCTGGTGCTGCACTTGTAGCTTGAGTACCAGGAACACCACCTAATGCTCCCATATCTCTAGCAGCGAGTGCTGCATCGATACCAACAGAGGCTGCTGTTCCAAGACCAGGAATAGTTCCAGCCACGCCTGATGCCAATTCGCCAGCCGCGCCTAACCAGTCGCCTTGCATTGCTCTTTGTGTAGCAAAAGCACCACCAGCAAGAATGCTTACACCCGGAATCTTTTTAAGTAGCGATTTACCCACTGCTTTGGCACCGACTTTAGCTACACCCTTACCAGCAACTTTTTCACCAGCTTTAACCGCGCCCTTCTCGGCTGCCTTGGCTGGAGTTTTAGTACCAGAACTTCCAACATCTGCAACCTCGGCCGCAGTCATTGCAGTATTTGATGCTATACTTGTGGGCGAATCATTATCATTGCTTGCGGCAGTCAATCCTACTGCTGTTCCAGCAAGAGCCAGACCGCCAAGTATTCCTCTGCCTCTGCCGATTCTTCCACCTGGAGTAGCGTCAGGTGTTCTTCTTACAAATCTACCCTTAGCGTCACGAGGTTGACTTCTGGCTCTTTCTGATCTTGATTGTGGCCCGCCGTTTCTTCTATTTCTTCTACCCGGTAAATCGATATCAATATCTGGCAGCATGTTTCCGCCGCTATCTTCACCAACTGATCCAGAAACCGCGCCATTTTCTGCGAGTTTATCAATCGCTTTCTTAATAGCATCTATAAGTTCGTGAGTCTGTTTTGCTGTATCGGAAATATCTTTTATTACCGTAGTTTGGGCTTCAATCGCATCAACCACGGGACTATCTGCTAGTCCGGCTGCTACTTCCTGCATGTCGCTACCAGTATCTGTTACTGGCTTTGCAATATTCGCCGCTGCTTCAAGTTCCGCGTTGATATCTTTTAGCGATACTGGTTTGCCGTCTTTACGATATGAGATATCTTTATCGGACGCTGGTGCGATACCTTTATCTGCCAGCATCTTCTTTTGTGGTTCTGTAAGATCAGAAAGTTGTTCCGCTTCTGGTGCCCAACCCTGCTTTTCTCTTTCATGAACTCTTCGTTCTTTGTTCGTGCGGAAAAGACTAGTTCTAATTCCTGGATTATCTAAGTCGCCCTTAAATACAGACTTTGCTCCCCCCAAGATGCTGGAGCCAAAACCTTTTGCACTAGCAGTACCAATTGCTTTTATATTACCTAAGAAGCCAGTGTTCTTATCATTCAATAATTTCGGTGTGCCATCAGGATTCTTCAATCCGAATGATTGGCCTAATCTATTTGCAAAAGTATCTTCTTTACCTCGAAGTCCCATTCCATTGACTCTGAAATGTTCTTCTTTTGCTTTAGATACTGTATTTCCGAAGGCTCTTTCAGCGTCTTTGTTGCCCGACTGCTTCGCTAATTCCAATCCTTTTTTAGCCTCAGCAATTACTTGCTTGATGCCTTTATTCCACTCTTCAATATTCTTCTCTGACAGTTTGGCGATTTCTTTCACCAAATCTTTCATAGATTCTTTTTCTTCACTTGACCATGTTTCTAAGTCTTTGCTTAGATTTTCAACGGCGGTCTTTAGTATCGTGCCGGCGGATTTATCATCCACTGTAGTAATCGATAGAGGATTAGTGGCTTTACTAATACGATCTAACTGAACCTCTTTTGTTTTTCTTGGCTCTTGCCCACTAGACTTGACTGGAGTTTCTTCCAGTGTGTCTGTGATTTTGTCCAAATTACTTTTTGTTTGCTCAGCCATTCGTTAGTATTCCTGTTGATTTCTTTCTGCTTTTTTCTTCAAGTGTGTCATCAACAAACCTATGTAAACTTCCCTTTCCCATGGCATCATATTTTCAAGTTCCGACAGACTATATTTGTGTTCTTGCATTAAAATAAAGTTTGTCTTATAATGATTCATCAAATTATCATGAGAAAGGGTTATTCGAAAAAATTTTCTACACCATCAATCAATACAACATTTTCAGTTCCGCATCCTGCGCACGTATATTCGATAGTCTTTTCTAAACGAGGCGAAGTTTCGAAGAAACGAACAATATTCTCAAATTGTTCCGTTGATAGATTGTTAATAAATCTTTCCACTTCTTCAACACCTTCTTCTTCGGCATCATATATTTCATCCGCATCGAAAATTTTATCAACACAAGAAACTACTAAATCAAATGCTGGTGTTTCAGTGTCAACTAAAATATCGGCTTTTGGATATTTCATAATCACACCAACTTTATCGGACAGCATGATCTTACTATCATGATTTTCTGGAAAATCAATCGTTAATGTATCAAGATCGAGTGTAGTGTCTGTCTTATGATCACACTGACCACAAATCAGAACGAATTCAGTAAGATTGCCGATAGATTGTGAACGAAGACGAATGAATGCATTCTGTAGATCGAAGAAGGGCAAATCTTCACCGAATACTTCTCCCTCCGAACAAGATGTTACGATGTTTTGCATCGCCCGGATCATCTCTTTTGGATCACCAGATTCTTGCGCCAGGATTAGTATCTTTTCTTCTTTCACGAGAAAAGGTCTAAACTTGACTTCTTTTCCTAACGAGTGAATCTTCACATCAAAGGTTGGTGTATTCATAACGGGTAATGGCATTTTTCAATCCTTCATTATCTTTGATATGGCCAAACTACGAACCATCTCTTATACGCGAAAGTTACTGGCATTCTTACTACTTGTGTATTACCAGATGACATTTGAATTGGTGCAACTGATCTAGGAAAAACATCTTCCAGAATCCATTTAGCGACAATCTGATCTTGATTGTCCAGTGCTGTAATTTCTAATTTACCATAATAGTTCGATGGAAATGCAATCTCTCTAGAGGTCTTATTTACAATTCCTCTCATCCAATCGCCGAAGAAATCTTTGGCTGTCCAAGAACTATCCACTAGAAAAGTTAGTGTCAATGAATCGCCACCGAAATCTATAGCGTTGGCTCTTTGTTCGTTTAGATTATTCAAACGAATGGGTTTTGTGCCTAATAGAATTCCTGGAATCATTGCATCTTCAACGAATAATGATAAGTGTCTAGCAGAATTTCCAGCACTTGTGGTATGTGATGCCATAGTTTGACCTTTTTCTTGGCCTTGTATGCCATCATCTCCCTTAAAACCATTACCCGGTGGAATAATAGTCACTTCATATCTGTGTGATCTAGCAAAATCTCTTTTTCTAGTTTCCGCCCGAAACTTCTCTATCGTGTTTAGAGAACTTCCTATTTGTGGTACATTGCTAGGAGTAATACCTCTTGCCATTAGATTTTACCTCTGGTATCTCTGAATACTGCTTCTCTGGTAGCTCCCACGAAGCCCTCGATTG